CGTGGAATACCGCCACGGGGGTCACCGAGGCCCTCACTACGATCGTCGGGCAGAACTTCGCAGCGGGCAAGCTCCGCCGTGTCTACCGAGCCTTCTGCCGAGCCCTCAGCTTCACCCTCATCGTCGGGGTACTGGGTACGCTCCTCTTCGTCTTCTCGGGCGGGGGGTGATAGGCGAGCGCGGTGCTGGCAGGCTGGGCTTCGAGCTGCCGTACCTGAGAGACTACGTGGGGAGAATGAGGGACGAGAGGGGGGGAGGGAGGAGAAGTGGGTGTTTAAAAAAAAAAAAAACCCCGCCGAAGTGGCGGTTTAGGTGATATGTCGAGGCAGAACAGTGATTTCAGCATCGAAGATTTGTTGATCAAAGAAAATATCTCGTTGCCAGATTAGAGCTTGCGAAAGCTGACGAAAGATAAACCTTTCAGGCGCAATTTTTTGTAGTGTGGTTTCAAATTTTTTATAGGTTTTTTCTAAATTCTCCAAAGCGTGTCCGGGATTTTTTGCGATGCGTTTATTCCATATAATTTCCTGATGATACAGCCTATTACGAAATCGCATTACCTGCTTCAATGTATTATATAACTCTTTAAAATTGCTAAATCTACGGTTAAAAATAGGTTTTAGCGCCTTTTGCCAATAGACAACGTGTTGATTCCTTTTGGGATCGTAGTCAAAGAGATTGACCCAAAAGCCAAAAGTAATATGTGAAATAATGTCATTTTCGTTATATTTTCTTTTGCTGCACTCGTTGATTGCTTTCTGTAACTGACGTTTAGATTCGGCAGTTAAAGGGGCGCTGTTATCCTGTGCTAAGTAATGGAAAAATTTGTATAAGTCATTATTAGGCGCAATGTTACGAAGCAATTCACTGATTTCATTTCGTAAAGCAACTTCAATCTCTTGTATTAAAGAAAAATAAATCCCCGTACGATGTTGTAATGCTGTATATACCGCAATCGCTTCTTTCTGTTTAGTTTTATCGTTTTGGTAGAAACAAAATAGATATGCGTTCAACCGACTTTCTGAAATACTTATAATTTGTTTAGAAAGCATATTTTTTCTTTACTCAAATTTTGTTTAGTGTAATAATGCCCGCACTGGCAACGGACCCGAAGCCCCGGACACAGGAGCCGGATCGCTTTGTAAAGTGTGAGAATCGCTTATTGGCGGTTAGGGAAAGGTAGGTTAAAACCTACCTTTTTCTTTATCTACACTGTTTTTCTAACCATTTTTTAAAGGTTTCTTTCGTCCAACGTGCTTTCCCTAATATGTATAAATCAGGTTTTGGGAACATGGTTTTCTCTTCTAAGTCGTGATTAATCAATTCAATATGCGGGTCAAATAAAAGATTTGCTGCATGAACCGCACCTCCCAAACCCTTAGCGTTTACATAATGACGTGGCAGATTAACCATTTTCTCAAATTCATTCGGTGTAATTCCTAGCCTATTAATAATATCATTCGCTGATAGTAGATCAGCGGTTCCTTTCATAATGCTATTAATCATTTTATCCTTTGGTGAGGAAGCTAATTGCGCCTCAACAATGGATTGTTTCACATCTTCAAAAATTTTTACCATATCAATATCCTTAGTTGTTTACGTTACTCGTTGGTTAAAGATCAACAATATCCAGTGTTAATTTCTTGATCAGTTTTCCGACAAAGTGGATTTGTTCTACTTGGTCTTTTTCTAAGATTTCAGGATCATAACTTGGATTGTCTGAAATCACTTTTAATCTGTAGCCGCTTAGATACTGCAAGCGCTTGATTCTTGCTTTTCCCTCGTACACAAACGCATAAATTCCGTCATCTTTGAAGTCATTAATTGTTCTATCAATCGCCACGATGTCACCATGTTTTAGGCTCATTTCGGCATTGTTTGGGTTGTACATACTGTTTCCGTCGATAATCGCAATCGAGAGATTGTTTGCTGTTTTGCGTTGGAAAATCTCCATGAACTTGTCTCGTGAAAATTCAATAGAGCGGATTGTGTCTGGGTAATCAAGGTTGATGACACCATCGCCAGCAGCAAGATGGTTATCAAGCAATGTGAGCTTGATTGAATCGGTAGCTGTCGGTTCCGAAAACTCTTTTGCCTTTGTTACCAGAGTAGTGAAGTCCTCGGAAATATCAGGATCTATATCAGATGGTTCAACATCAAGAATCGAAGCAAATTTAATGATCGTTTCTTTACTTATAGGCTGCTTACTATTTGGGTTCATATAGTGGCTTACACCGCCCTGTGTCTTAATATCCAACAGATTAGCGATTTTAGCTTGAGTTAATCCCAAATCTTTTTTCTTTGTTTCATAAATACTTTTTAGGCGAGTTTTAATCTCGAAAAGTCTTTGTTCCACTTCGCTCATTGTACCCCTCATTGTGAACATTCCCTGAATTATATTAGCCCCGCTAATAAGATCAAGAATAGTGAAAAATATTAAAACTATTGAATAAATGAAATAGTTTTGCTAATATTTTTATATTCAGGAGGCTATATGAAATTAACCGAATATTTAGCCGAGAAAAAACTTACTCAAGAACAGTTTGCTCGGCTTGTACAAAAGACGCAGGGCTTTGTTAGCCATTATTTGACGGGTCGTTGTGAGTTAAGCGCGAAAACAACATTGGCTTGGTCTGCCGTAACTAATTATTTGGTTACACCGCACGAATTAAGCCCGCACTTATACCCAAACCCGGATGATGGATTACCAAAACACCTTAGAGCGTAATTTACCAACCTTTACCCAAAAGAAAACCATAAAAACAAGGCAAAAATTATGACAATGAAGAAAGTCATTATCAAAATGATTGAGAACATACCGGGCGGCAAAAGTGCGGTAGCCGGATTTCTCGGATTTTCGGCGGCGGAGCTGGATAACCGCTTATATCAGACGAAAGGGCAACGCTTTAAAAATGAGGAGTTGATCGCATTGCAGCTTGAGTATGGCTGTACTGATTTTATCGAGGAGCTTTGCCGAAGTGCTGGTGGCCATTTTGTACCGGCACCAGTCGCAGGCGAATTAGACTCGGTGGAAATCTCAACCTTACAACTGCGTGAGCTGTCCGCTCGTGGGTTATTGTTTGAGGCGTTAGAAAAAGCGCTGGCAGACGGTGAAATCACAACCGATGAAGAAGACGTGATCCGCAAATTATTAAACAAACATTTAGCGGCGACACAACACTCAATCGAGTGCGTGATCTCGCTAAATAAACGGCAATAAAAAACCACGGCGGCAACCGTGGCTATTTACACTCGCAAGGAGTTGTCAAAATATGGATAGATTATTAACTATCTCACCAAAAAATACAAGCATTTTGACGATGAGCACTGTTGAGATTGCTCAATTATGTGGAAAGCGCCACGACAACGTGATGACAGACGCCAAAAAAATGCTTACCGAACTAAATCTTAACGCTCCTGATTTTTTAGGAGCGTATAAAACCAGCCAAGGTAACGAGTATCAGTGCTTTTACCTGACAAAACGTGAAGTAATGATTTTAGTTAGCGGATACCGAATCGACCTGCGGGCAAAAATCATTGACCGTCTGGAAGAGTTAGAAAATCAACAAAAAACGACTGCACTTTTACCGGATTTTACCAACCCTGCGGAATCGGCTCGAGCTTGGGCGGAACAATTTGAAAAAAGAGAGCTGGCAGAACAACAAAAACTGTTGGCGGAAAAATGCGTAGAGGAAATGCGTCCAAAAGCGGAATTTGTGGATCGCTATGTTGAATTTTCTGGAAGTAAATCTCTGCGTGAAACGGCAAAAATTTTAAAAATGCCTGAGCGCGAGATGATTAATCGTTTAGTTTCGGACAAGGTGTTATATCGTCAATCAAATAATCTTCTTCCATACCAAAAGGCCCATATCCAGGAGTTATTCACGGTTAAAACAGGTATTACGGATAATGGTTATGATTTTACACAAACACGCGTAACCGCTAAGGGGATCCAATGGATCGCTAATCGTTATGCTTCGGAGTTGATGTCATGAGTATGCGTTTAATGGCTCAAGCAATGAGTATTAAAGTCGGTAATCCATTGCGCAAGCTGGTATTAATCAAATTAGCCGACAATGCCAATGATGACGGTATTTGTTTCCCGAGCTATCAATATATTGCCGATGTATGCGAGATCTCAAAAGCAAGCGCTAGGACGCATATTGATGCGTTAATTGAAATGGGCTTTATATCCAAAAAAGCCAGAAAAAACAAAGACGGCTCAAGCTCAAATTTATACATATTACACCTTGAAAATGGTATGCCAGCAGATAGCACAGGTATGCCAGCAGATAGCACAGGTATGCCAGCAGATAGCACAGGGGGTATGCCAGCAGATAGCACCATAACCTATCACTCTATTAACCAGTCAAGTAACCTTAAAAAAACTAAACAAAAAAGTGCGGTCGTTTTGTTGGCTGAATTTGGGATCGGCGGACAGCTTGCCGAAGATTTTATTGCTCACCGCAAATCCAAAAAAGCGACCATCACCGAAACGGTGCTTAAGGGGTATCAACGTGAAGCGGACAAAGCAGGGATAGCACTGGCGGAAGCGATCGAAATCTCGATTATTCGCAACTGGCAAGGGTTTAACGCTAACTGGGACTGGAAAGGTACGGCGACGCACAACAAGTATCAGCCAAAATCAACTCAATTTGCCGATGATGGCACCTGGGCAAACGGCAGAGTGATAAACGTTGATTTACCGGAGGGGTTATTGTGATGAGTAATTTAACCGTACAAGCGAAAATTAAAACATCTCAGCAGCAAGTTAATGATAATGCTGTAAAACTAATCGACCGTATGTTTAGACGCCTGAAATCACTAAAACCTGCGTGGCGACGCGATTTTGACACAATCGAGGACTACAACTATACAAAACAAGTATGGTTTGAGGAGTTGGCAAAAGCTGGGGTTATCACACCACAAAAATTAAAACGTGGTTTAGATATTGCCGCCACCAACAACAGCCCATTTTTCCCATGCGTTGGGGCGTTTATTGAGTGGTGTAATACAACGGATTACGCCGAGCTGGGATTACCGACAGCGGACGAATTGCCGGCGCGGGTGAGCAAGTTTCAGAGTTTTTATTGCACTGATGATGAGTTCAAATTTGAGTTTAAATCCAACGCCGAATACTGGCTTTTAACTGACTTATGCGGACGTAGCAGACGTGATCAATGGACGCAATCTGAATTTAACAAACAATGCGAACAAGCGCTAAAAACAATGGTAAAACGCATTGAGAGCGGCGAAATAATCCCTGAACCACGCCCGCAAATCCCAGAAACGGTAAGCGTTCCGACAACCCCCGAAAAAGCAATGGAATTTATTAAAAATATTAAAACAACAATCAGTATGGCAAAGGCGGCATAAATGAGTAATCTTGTAGATATATTTAACACCGATAAAAAATATCAAATTATTTACGCAGATCCTCCATGGCGTTATCAAGATAAAGGTTGCAGCGGTAGCGCTGAGGGTCATTATGACACAATGGGGATCAATGACATTTGCGCATTGCCGGTTAAAAACATCGCCGACAAAAACGCAATTTTGTTTATGTGGGTGACTTATCCGATGCTGGCGGAGGGGTTAAAGCTAATTGAGGCATGGGGTTTTAAATATAAAACAATAGGCTTTCAGTGGGTCAAAACCAATAAAAAAAATAAAGATTCGTTTTTCTTTGGGCTGGGGCGCTGGACGCGCGGAAATACCGAATGCTGCCTCATTGCGACGCGCGGCAAAATTAGTCGCGTGAACAACGGAATTAGTCAGCTTGTTATCGAGCCGCTTCAACATCACAGTAAAAAACCTGATTCGGTGCGCGGATTAATCACGGAATTAGTCGGAGATCTTCCGCGAATTGAGCTATTTGCGCGGAATAAAACCGATGGTTGGGACGTTTGGGGAAATCAAGTCTAATGCGCGCATTGTTGTTAACCCCGTATATACAAAACGATTTGGGCCTGATGATGTTCCGCTTGCCAAAAATCGACCGCACTTTGCTTAATAACCGTTTTTTACTCATCCCCGCTCCCGCTGAATTTGAGCGAGAGAAATCTGGGCTGGTGGATTATCAAGGGCAAGATGACGCACAGCAAATTACCCCATACATTGCCGAGTTTATCGCAAGTCCTACCGTGCGGGCAAAATTAGTCAAACAGGCATTGCTTAAAGATTTCGTAAGTGGCATTAAGCAATGTCAATTACGCGATGGCGAATACTGCCACCACGAATTAACCGTTACCGAATTTGCGGGCGGATTTATCCGCACTTGCTGGCATCATGACAACGCATTACGCAACGGCAAAATTGACGAGCAAAAAGCCCGCGCGGTGGTGGAAAGCAATATCCAGCAATACATCATTTCACGCATTCAAAACGATTTGGGGCATAACCGCACTTTAACGCTGGCGGACATTGTGTTATTTGCGACAAAAAACGGCTTACCGCTATCTGACAAAGCATTACGCCGCTTTTTCAGACTTCCGCCACCGCGGACGGACAATAAAGAGTTTTCGCTCGGCACGGAGGTTTTTAGTCAGCCGTATTACAACAAGTTACAAAGTGCGGTATTAAAACTCAAGGTCGATGAGGATCCGCCGTTACAGTACATGGCGCGCCCAAAAGCGCAATTTATCCGATCTGAAAAATGGCTTAGATGGGTTAAATCACAACCATGTGTCTGTTGCGGTAAACAAGCGGACGACCCTCACCACCTGATCGGCTTAGGTCAAGGCATGATGGGCGGTAAGGATAACGATACAGCGACAATTCCGCTTTGCCGATACCATCATAACGAGCTACACCGCAACACGGCGGAATTTGAGCAAAAGTACGGGACGCAGGCGCAATTATGGTATGAGTTTTTTACGCACTCTATCAAAATCGGCGCAATCGAGATCGCTTAAAAGTGCGGTCGTTTTTGGGAGTAAATCAGTGACTAAAAAAATATTTAAATGCCCTAAATGCGGAGCAAAGTTAGAGGATTGTAGCATAGGCGATGATTGGGGCTGGTTTTCTGACGCGCCGTATCGTTGCAGCGGACATTATACGGGCAAATATCCAAACATTAGCGCTGGTTGCTCGCTCAATCGTACAAAATCATGCGGTTATTTTGCGGAGGAGGATTTACCAGATGCGGATATTTCTTGAGCTTCCTTTTCCGCCAACGGTTAACACTTACTGGCGCCGCGTTGGTGGCAAGACGTTAATCAGTCAAAAGGGGCGAGCATACGCGGATCAAGTAGCGTGGATGACAAGACGCGCAGCGAGATTTCCTGCGGGCAAGCGGGCTGCGGTGGTAGTGGAAGCCTATATGCCGGATAAACGTAACCGTGATTTAGATAATCTGTTTAAAGCACTGCTAGATTCATTGGTTAAAGCCGGTGTGTTGGTGGATGACAGTGTTATAGATGATCTCCGTATTATACGGAGCGGAGTTATCAAAGATGGTAAAGTATTAGTAAGCATTAATGAGGTTGAGGATGGAGCGCAAAGACGTTGTTAATATTTTAAAAGGATACGGGCATTGGGGTAATTGTCGATACGGCACGGAATATCCGCGCTTTGCGCTGAGCATGCTTAATCTTGAGCAAACTTGTTATACTGGTGGCCGTTGTACTGACGCCCAAGGGATGTTGCTTGATGAGATGATTACGAGATTATGGCATATTAATCAAGAGTATCATCAATTATTGGTGGCGCACTTTGTATATAACAAGACGCAAGATGAGTTAGCAACAGCACTTGATGTAAGTCGCCGAACAGTCAGAGATAAGCTTGATGCGGCAATTTATATAATGTTCGGTATGATTATTCACGATCCAAAAATTTACGCTACTTTGAGTTTTTTGAAAATATTTTAAAAATACTTGCAAAAGTGCCGCCTTTGACCTACCATATACAACATATAGTGGGTTTTCTTTATTTAAAACACTATATATGGATTTAAGATTGGTTCATAAAATATCCTTAATACTTATTGCAACACCCTGATCGGAAGCGGTCGGGGTTTTTTATTACCTAATTTCAAGCTCACGTTAACGCGTGGGCTTTTTTTATTGCCTGAAACACGGCGGAGAAAACAATGCCGATGAAAGAGCCTGATGTGTGGGCAATGATTATTGCCTGGCTACAATTAAATTTTGGTAACGGGACAATTCACAGTGCCGGTGCCGCAATTTTTATGTCGCTTTTAAGAATGGGATTTATGCGCAAGAAACCTGCATTTCGCTATGTATTTATTGATGCAATGATTTGTGCGTCTATCGCTGGGGTTACCGTGCCGATATGTACTCACCTTGTAGGCCATGCGGAATTTTCCGGCTTTCTCGGTACGATGATTGGCTTTATCGGCACCGAGAAGATCCGCGAATTTTTATTTAAATTCATCAACCACCGTGTAAATGACGGTGATATTAGTTATAGACGTAGCAATGGAAGTAAATTCGATGATGATAATTTCAGAGAGTAAATTTAATCAGGTTTTTCCGCGTGCGAAAAAGGGAATTTATGCGGCGATTGAAAAGCAAATCGAAAAAGCCGGATGCGTTACTAAAATCCAACAAGCGATGTTTTTAGCGCAATGCGGACATGAGAGTGCGGGATTTTCCGTTTTTACTGAAAATCTAAACTACTCCGACTATGCGCTAACTCAATACTTCCGCAAGTATTTTGACCCATTGGCTGCTAAAAAGTACGCTCGCAAGCCTGAGCAAATTGCCAATCTCGTGTATGCCAATAGAATGGGTAATGGCGATGAGGAAAGTGGCGACGGCTGGCGTTATCGTGGTCGTGGAATTATCCAAATCACCGGCAAGAAAAACTATATCGCTTTTCGCAACTGGTTGGGGCGTGATTTTGCATTACATGAGATGGCGGAAGATTTGGATTTGGCTGTGTCAGCGGCGGTGTGGGACCGGCAGCAAAAAGAATTGGCAAGACTGGCAAGTG